CTCTTTCCCTCCCCGACGCACTTCCGATCTGTGGTCAGTTTGGGGGGTATACCCCCCCTATGGGGGGGGTACCTTCGTTTCTACGCTGAAATCGACGTTATGCCCCGTTATGGGCGGTTTTGTGACAATCGACGCATAAGAACCGCACATTGCGTGCATCGAACTCCCTCGATGGGTCATCGTGCACACGCACGACATGGTGCGCCTCGAGGTAGTCGCACACGGCCTTGCACTGTTCGCATGCGTAGATCCCTCGAGCATGCCGCAGCTGCTCTTTGAACCGGTGCCACTTCGCACCCCTGCCCTTGCCCTTGGGCTCGGGCTTGGATGGCAGCATCGGATCCCACTTGCGTGGCAGGCCCATCAGCCGTCCCTCATGCGCTGCGCCTCGAGGTCGCGCAAGAACTGGGGAACGTCGTGCAGGCGCAGGACGATTAGCCACTCGCAGTCGTCCGCCCGCATGAGCAGCGCAGTGTGGTCGAGCCTGACCGCGCTGGTCGCCTGGTCGAGTTCTGCCCGCTGCATGATCGACTCGACGCCCAGGCGGGCGTAGCGCTTGACCTCCCACTTCCAGAACGTCATCGACGTGTCCAGGTCACTGGCACCGTCGACGCCGTTGCGCGCCGACCGCTGGGCAGCGATGCCCAGATGCTGGCGCAGCTTCTCAGCCGCCTCGAGTTCGCCGCGAGCGCCTTTGGCGCGTTGTGCTCGGCCCATTAGCCCTCCTCCTCGTACCGGCGGCGCTCGATGTCGGCCTGCTCGTAGCGGGAGCACTTGGCGCGTAGCCGCTCGTTTTCACCCTGTAGTAGGCGCTCACGCTCGGTGGAGGCGGCCAGTGCCTTCCGCAGGACGGTCTGCAGCTCGACGAGAGCCTCGACCGTGCGGACGATGCTGTTGACGGTCTTCTGTTCCTCTGTCTGTTCCAGTTCATGCTGCATCATGTTCCTCCCATGCGGCGGCGGGAGCGCCCACAAGGCGCGACTCGTCCGCTCGCACTGCCTTGTCAAACTCCGTCATCAGGCCGGGCGTAAGCCCGTGCCTCGCATATCCGTGTCGATTTATGCCTTGGGGGGGGTTGACAAACCCCCCTTCGGGGGGGTACGACAGCGAGCGAGTCGCAGCGACTCCGCTAGACGCTCCGCTAGCTCCCGCCGCTGTCGCCCCCTGAGGGGAGGGGTCTGGGGAGGGGAGCGCAGCCAACCGACGCGATGCTTCCTCGATGAAACGGCTATAGACCGTGCGGTCTTTCGGGTGCTGCCACTGCGCGTCGACTGCTTCGATCACGACCCGCAGTTCGCGCATCGACTCAGCGTCGAGCGGTCGCCCCTCGTCGATCTCCTCAAACCACGCCCCGTCGCCTGGCTTGACCCACTGCGCCTTGATGACGGTGCCAGGGCGGTCACGGTGGACCGCCTTCGCTTCGGCGAGCGTGGCGTAGGGGCCAAACGCTGCCCCTGCCCTGCGCGGGTACATCACCCAATGGGCGATGATCCGGCAGGCCATGCTGGGCTGCGTGGTGTCGTACCTAGGCACCAGTGCCCCGTAGATCGTCCCGAGCTGCTCGACGGTCAGGGCGTTGCCCTGGCGTGACTGGCGGGCACGTTGGATCGACTCGCGCACAAGGTCTTGACGCAGCTTCGAAAACCGTTCGTGAAACCCGTCGTGCACCGGCTGGGGTGCACGCTCGAGGCTGGGGAAGCACCGCCGCAGGTACTCCCAGTTGCCCGTCCAGGTGTAGTGCTCAGAATGGGATGGCAATGTCCACCCCCGCATCGTGGTCGGGCTTGTAGGCCTCGACGGTCTCGAAGTTCCAGTAGACGGCGTCGTTCTTCTCGGTGCGCGTCACGCCCTTGAGCCGCACCATGCTGCCCATGCCCTCGGGAATCGTCCACCGGCGGAACGTGCTGAACCGGGTCCGGTTGGGGTCGCTCCACAGGATGACGCTGGTCGGCGACTTGGGGCCGCCGCCCTCGGTCAGTTTGGTCACGATGCCGACGGCGTCGGCGTAGTAGACCTTGGTGCGCCCGCCGGTCTTGCCGTCGGTGCCTAGTTCGCGCACCTTCCAGACGGGCCGCAGCTCGCTCAACGAGAACGCCAGCGGGTAGCGCTCGGGCGGATCCTCGGGCAGGTCGCCAGTGTGGGACGGGGCGGGAGCGTCAAAGGGAATGACGGTGGCGGGCGGGGGCACGGCTACGTCGCCGCGTGGAGCCCCCCGCCCTACCGCCGCTTCTCCGTCGTCGTCGACACCAGCCGGAACGGCGGCCAAAGCAGACAGGCCGAAACGACGGGCGTAGGTGATCGCGCTGCCGACGCCCTGGGCGTCGTGCTTGCCGGGTGCGATGTGCAGGGTCGACTCGATCCACTCGCCGGTTTCAGCGTGCAGCAGACGGGTCGTGACGAACACGAACCCGTCCGCGTAGCCGGTGCCCTGGGCGATGGCGATGCCATGCTTCGACAGCGCGGGACGGCAGGCCTCGTCGACTGCTTGCAGGTCGGCGTACTTGGATCGGAAGTGCGGGTTGGTGGCGTCTTTGACGGCCACCCCGATTTCGCGCTGCGCAGCTGCGAGCGCCTTGGCGATTGCGCCGACGGTGGTGCTGGTGATCACGCCCCCACCTCCCCGTACATCCAGCCAGTGTTGGGATCGATGTCGGACAGCGGCAGGCCATCGTCGGCCAGTTCAGACGGTTCAGGACGTTCCATGTCAGTGACTCCAAACCACACGACGGAGAGGGTGCGGACGGCCCGTAAAACCGCCCGCAGGAGTCAAATTCAACGTCCCTTTTCTACGTCCGCTTTCCGCGATAACTAACGTAACCCCTTGTTATCGCAAAACTTAACACATATTCTCGGACGTGCTTTCAGCCTAAAAACGCGGCTTTTGGGCGTTGACAGTGACCCTAGTTACCAACGGTGTGGACGTTGGTTATTACTTGATATCGACGATCTTTGGTTTCGTCTATAGGTCCGACACCGGATTATCCGAATTTCCGCGCTTTCCGCAGCATCTTGTAGGTGCCGACGTCGTAACGCCGACGCTCGTCCACTTGCCCTGGGGGCACGACTCGCTCGCCAGTCGCACCTTGGCACCAGTGAAGCAGCCACAAACCTTGCACCGGCCGCAGTCGTGTTCCTCGCACGCCAGGCATGTAGCCCATCGTTCCTGCACCACCTCGACCGCAGCAGCTTGGACTCCCAAGGCCGCCTTGGCTACACCGACCGCGCCCTTGATCAGACTGGAACCGTCGCCTTTTCGCCAATGGATATTCACGGTGTCAACCTATTGAGAATTAGCGTTGGCGGAAATCCGAACTGTCGTCCTATTTCTGCCGAAACCTCAAAGGTCGCACCTGAGCGAAAGCAGGCACAATCGACATCATCCAAGTTCTCGTAAGTTGCTGCTTTCCACTGTCCGGTAGACCCATACAGGGCCGGATACAGCAGCGTCAACTCACAAGCCTGCGCAGGAACGTACCCATTGAGAATCGACCATTCAGGTCGATACAGGAACGGAGGCGAAATGAACGCGAGAGAACTGCACCGCACTGTGTGCAATTTGAACTCCCTCGTCGGTCTGCCAAGCAGTGCGTTGTCGTACAGTTTTTCATCGTCGCAGGAACGATAAACCGCAAAGAAGATGTTTTGCACCTGTTGCGCCGCAGCAATTGCCCCGACAGTTGAATAGCTCGTCAGGCCCAGCGGTGTATAGGTCTGCGCCACACGCACCCGAACAGTGAGTTCACTTTGGCAGCAACAGTCTGTGGGCGTATCACATTCTGTGTAGGCGCGAGCAGCCTCCGTTAGTGGACGCGTCGTACAAACTTCTCCGTCGGTGCATCCTGCATAGGTGGCGACCCTGTGCCTGTACCCCTCAATGCGCACATCGTTGTTGGTTGTCGTAAAAGTGAACTCTGACCCTAGCAAACCGTTCCAGTTTGCCGTCATGGTGGCGACTGTTGAGTTGGGGTCAGTCACTAGCAAACCCGGTTCAACTGCAACGGCATTAATCAGCCAAGGCCAGCATTTGCACTCGTTGCCCTTCACCCAAAACGTTGGCGTGACACATTCGCCTTCCTGCACATCCCATGCCGTCGGCGTGCACTGGCATCCAGTCTCACACGCGCCGCCCGGAACACAATTGCCCGAAACGCAAACGCGAGAAAAATGTTCGCCGCAGTTCGATGGAACTGGTGTGAGTACAAAATTGACTCGCACCGCGCTGTACTCATCGAGTTCGGTTCCGCAGGGAAAATCAGTCAGCTCGACCGCGTGCTCCTCGATGACTAGGTTGTCGCCACTACTAAGCGTTGGTTCCACAGAGACTGGGTCGATTGCGTTGCCGCAGTAGGTGTAAAAGTCGCTGCAGCCGAAGCAGTCCACATCGAATGAGAAGCAGCCACCCTCCTCTGTGTTAGCGCAAAACAGGCCGCCGAAATCGACGCCCGGCACGCCGGAGTTACCTACGCCTGGCAATCCACCCAAACGCACGTTGACGTTTGTCACGGCAGTGTTGATCCGCACCTTGCCGGTATAGCCAGGGAAATCCACCGTGTATGAAAACGGCTGCGAAGGGTTGGGGGGCGCGTAATCGCCGGGGAGGCATGTACAGTCACCTCCTCCACCGCCACCGCCTCTACCGCAGCAGCACGACCGCGTGAGCATTCAGACCTTCTGCTTCTTTGCGAGCCACACGCCGACGCCGACGCCGAGGAGGCCCAGCATCAGGCCGAACCAGACCGAACCCAAAAACGATGAGAGCGAGGCGAGCATCATGGTTTGCGCTTCCTTTTCCGGCTAGGTGTGCGGATCGGCGCGGCACGCCGGAATGCCGCGTCGAAGGTTGGATCGGCCCGGCGCAGCTCGGCGACGGCCGCTAGCGCTTGGTCGGGGGTCAGGTCGATCAGGCTGGCCGTTAGTTCGGCCGCCTTGCGCTCGGTTGGCGTCACGATGCCCAGCCAGCCCTTGATGAACTTGCCGGCGCCCGTGTGCCAAATCAGGAACACCACGCCGAGCACAGCCAGGGCGATGCAAACCCAGACGAGGGGGGCCACCCACCAGGGCACCTGGTCCTCCACGCCTGTCAACGCCATGTAGATCAGGTCCACAGCGTCGAGGATACGCGCTTGCTCGCCCTGACCGGCTACGGCTTCGGTCTTGATGACTGGCAGACTCGGCTGCGGCGCGTCGGCCTCGACGGCGATGCGCTCGAACCGCTGACCGCTCGAGTGCGCCAACCGTCGCACCTCGGTCGTGTTGGACGCGATGCGCTCGGACGGGCCTGCGCAACCGGCTAGGACCGTCAGGGACAGCAGAATAGCCCTCACAGTTCCTCCGCCGTCTGGAGTGCTTCCATCCATCGCAGCCGACGCGGGTGCCCCTGCGCGGCAGCATGCTCGAGGTAAACGGTCAGATGCTCGAGGATCCTTGGCAGCTGCTCGACCATCAGCACCGGATCTATGCGCCCGGCCTGCGCGTCATCGACCCAGTCCGCCGCCCCCTCGAGGCCTGCGACAATCCCTGCTTCAAGGTCACCAGGTTGCATGCGCCACCCTCCTCCAGGTGTTCGTAGCAGTGCAGACGTACAGGTAGGACGCGTCCCAGCAGATGTCTCCGGCTGTGCCAGTATCTGACGCACTGCTCGGCGTCTTGGCGTTCACAACGCGCACGCGGTTCCCGCTGATGATGCCGACGCTACTTGCCGTCCCGTGCAGTTTTGTCTGCGTCGTGCTGCTTGTGCCGAGAACCGTCGTGTTGGCGCCATCGCCGATGGCGCTCGCTCCGATGACGATGCTGTTTGAGTCGCTGTTGTCCTTGCCGCGCACCTGGCTGCCGATGTAGACGCTGCTCGAGGAGGTGGTGAGCGCGGTGCTGCCGTTGCTGTGATATCGAGCCGCCGCGTATCCAATGACCACGTTGTGCTCGGATCCGCTGCCAGTCAGTGCGTAGCCAGCCGTGCTGCCCACGCTGGTGTTGTACGAATGCGTGACGTTGTACAGCCCCTCAAGGCCCAGCGACGAGTTGTGAGAACCTGACTGATTGGTGTACAGGCAGTTGATCCCAAAGCCAGAGTTCCACGACCCCGTGCGCGTGTTCAGCATCGTGTTCTGGCCAAGCGAGGTGTTGCCGTCCCCGCTGCTGTTCCAGAACCCGGCCTGATATCCGACCATCGTGCAGCTGTCAGCTGCCGAGGTCAGCTGCGATCCGGTATTGACCCCGACCACCGTGATGTTGTTTCCGGCTGCACCACGCCCAACGCGCACCGAATTGATGTACGAATCCGACGCGATCCCTGCCCCGCCAGCGATGATGAGCGCGCCCGTCGTGCTCGACGTGCTAGCCGTCGTGCTCGTTCCCGTGATCGTCGTGAATCGTCCGCTAGCCGCCGTGGTCGCCCCTACGGTCGCCCCGTTGATCGTGCCGCCGGTGATGGCAGCAGCCGCGTCGTTGGACCAAATGAATATGGCCGCACCGGCTGAATCCTCGGCAAACAGTTTGCCGTCCGTCGTGTTTATGGCTGGCTCGCCTGCCACAAGCTGCCCGGTTGTCGGGACCGCCGTCGCAGTGCTCGAGCGCTTCAAGCGTATTTGGTCCGGCATTAGAACGTGCCCCCATCAATTGTAATTAGGATGTTCGATGGGCACTCGCCGTCGAGCGCGTTCATGCGTTCAAACAGAACGATTGAGGTGCCGTCAGTCTTGTAGGTCACGAAACCGTGCACCAACGTATCCACGGGCACAGGCTGAACCGTAAAACCGCTCGCAGCAGCTCGGACAACATCAACGCCACCGGCCGCGATAGACGCTGTATTTCCGAACTCCGCTAGGTTGTAACCGCTGACCTCCGTTAGTTCAGTAAGCCCGGCGTCCTGAATACCAGGCGCTGCGGCTGTGGTTGGCTGCGCCTTTCGCAAAATGTACAGCCATCGATTAGCAGAAATGGCAGGGGTCGAAACACCGTAAACCCTGAACAGGTGCCAAGTCGTTTTCACCTCTGCCTGCATCAGCAGGCGCTGCAAACCATCTCGGTTCCGCGTTACGAAATCAGCGGCAGTCGTGATGAGGTTCTGCGTCTGAGCAGAAACCCCCATAGGGCCGAGGAGATTGGATCCGAGAAATGAGGTCATACCCAGGCCGGTTCGATGGTGGTCAGTTGAGTCAGGATCTCAGTGGGCAGCACATTTCCAGCCTGATGGAATGCCCCTAGCAACTCGTAAGGTTGGAACCAAACAGCGCGGCTAGTCACCTTGATCGTTGATCCGCCAAGGGATTGCGTCGAGTCGTTCCAAACCGAACCATCCACCGGGTTGCGCAGGGACACTTGTTCCAAATGCCCCCAGGGATCATTGATGAACGTGAGCACGTTCATTTTGACCTGGTCGGAAACGTAGCGCTGCTCGTATGCGCTGAACAACAAAGCGCCCGCAGAAAAGCCTAGCCATGCCTGACTATTGCGCCGATTGACGTACTGCGCTGCGTTTGCTGGATAGTTGGTATATCGAATCGTTGCCGCCTCATGCTCGAGGTACTCGATCCTCACGACGTCCTGACTGATTTGGTATTGGATCGGGTTACCCATCACGTTGGTGACTGTTCCGCTAGTGATCAACGAAGCGGACGGCCATGTGACGTTGAAACTTGCCGGGAATGAGGTGCTAGAGGGACGAATGTACTGAGACACTGTCCTGTTTTGCGTCTGCGTCGAAATCTTGAGTCCAGCGTATGGCGACTCGCCCAGAATCGGAGCCTTTGCGGTTTGCGTAACCAAATAGGTGTTCGGCCTATTTGGTGCTGGCGTCACTCGCAAATCAGTGACAATCATCTGAGCTAGACCAGCGTCCACTGCCGACGTCGACAGTCTCTTGCCAATTCCGTAAATGGCGTTGAACGGTACGGTCCCAACCTGAATCGACTTCCAAACATTCCAAACGTCCTCCCCAGTCCCGTCGTAGCTGGGAGTGTTTTGGGCTACCAAAAACTGGGTGACCAGCGTGCACTCGGCTGGTTCCACACCAATAGACAGGAACTGCTCGGAATGCAGTTTGGTGATTACCCATGCCATTAGCGCGTCCCCTTCGTGTTTCGCTCGATCTCGAGCAGCGCGTAGGTCTGCCGCTCAAGCTGCATGCGCGTGCCCTCAAACGACCCGATGTCTTGGCTCGCCATTGCCAGCCCGGCTTGGTTCCTTGTCTCGCCGAGGGTGTAGGCGGCTTGGTTGGCTTGCGACATTTCTCCAAAGCCATACGCGCCTGCAATGTTGCCAGACATCAACTCCGAGAATCGAGCGCCCTGCGCTTGGATGTTGCCCTCGACGGCCCGGACGATGTTTGCCATGAACTTGCCTGGCTCGGTCACAAACGACGTCAGCGAACGTCCCGCCGCGGTTGATGGCCCTTGCGCCATTAGCCCGGTCATAATTTCCTCCTCTGCCTTGAGCCTCATTGAGCGGGCAGCAGGTTCGTCCATGCCAGCCGCCACCATGCGTTGGCCCACCTGCATCTTGCGCAGGTCGGCGCTGATTTGCGCCTCGTGCATCTTGTGCGAAAACGGAAACATCAGTTCGTCGCGGACCTTGCGGGCCTCAGCGTGCGCCTGCATGACGTTGCTGATGAAACCAATCATCGGCATAGCCATAGCCGCGCTGACCGAACTGCCGATGCGGTTGGTCACTCCGCGCAGCTTCTCGAGTTCGCCAGTGACCTGCTGACCTGCCTTGCGCAGGCCAGTTACGTCGGCGTCGATTCCGATTGAGAGTCCGAGCTTCGCCATACCGCCACCTTTTTCAGAGTCGCCATCCAGTCAGCCTGGCGCGGCTTGCGCCAAGGCTCCACAATCCGTTCCGGCTGATTGGTCAGCCGGTATGCCAGGACCGTCAGAAGGTGCTCTATGCGGTCCTCCGCGGTCCACTCCAAGGGTTTGCCATCACCCCCTTCATCAGCGCCGTGGCAACGTGCACGTCCAGGCTGTTGCCGCCGGGAACGCCGTCGACGCGGGTGCAGTTCTCGAGGACGAACGTCTGCTTGGCGTCCTCGTCGAGCTGCTCGAGTTTGCGCCACTCGCCGACCGTCAGCGGTCGGACCTCGAGGGTCGAGGGGTGCCCAACTACCGATTCGTCAGTGAATGGCCGCCACATTACCCACGACCCACAGTGATTTCGCCTGTGTACTGCCACGACACCGATGCAGACTGCACGGCGTCGTTCGACCAAGACGGGTTGTAGCCGGTAATGATCGCCGAGCCGCTGAAGTCGACGCCGCCTGTGGCACCGCCAGTCGCAGCGATGGCGACCACAATGGATGCCGTGCTGGGCGTGGCACCGGCGAACTTCTGCGCCAAGGTCAGCGCTGTCGCGTTATCCATGTGAATGGTTGCCGATCCAGTGACGGTCGGACGCCCTTGGATTGCGACGGACAGCAACCCGTTCAACGGTGTCGCATCGACCGCCGTGCTTGAGGCGGTAATGCTGATATCGGTGGCATCAACGGCCGTGCCGCCAAAGCTGATCGTTGTGCCATTGCTGATGACTGCCATGACTTAGCCTCCTGTTGCCCAAATGCGGTAGGTCTGACGAACCACACGCGGGCCGTCGTCGCCACCGTCCTGATCTTCCATGCGCTCGACGTCCTCGCCGTCAGTCCCGGACCAACGAATCTGCGTGCCATCTACCACGCCGTAGCTCGTGTTGTCGTTGAGAACGTCCGACACAACCGCCGCCAGCGCTCTGGCGCCTGACAGGGTCGTTGCGATGCAGTCGACGGCCACCGAGAACTCAGCCAGTGACGTTGTCCCGGTTAGCGTGCGCACCGGCGTCCTGGCGTCGACGCTGTAGACGATTGCAGGCAGGGCCGTGCCCTCGCGCCGCCACTCTGGGCTGATGCGCGTGCTGACCAGCGCGGTGACGGCGGCATCGTCGCTCAGGCGTCGACGTACAGCGGTCTCGATGCTCACGACTTCCTCGCTTTCAGCCGCGCCTTGCGGACCAGGTCATCGAATTGCTGATCGATGACCGTGGCAAGGTCTTCCTGCAACACGCGGGCCGGGAACTGGGCCGCAGTCAGTTTCCTGATGCCCCAGCCCGGCTTGGCGTCGACGATTGGAGCGATGTAGCTGCGCGGCTTGCGCTTGTAGCGCATGCCGGTTCGGGCGGTGGTCTTCAGCCCTCGGGTATCGCCCATCGACTGGATGACGGCGCTAGCCGCCTTGCGGAGGCTTGGCTGGCTGCCGTAGGAGCGGTGCGTGGCACCATGTCCACTCCAATTTGCCTTGTACGTTGTGGCGAGGCGCTTGAGGCTGCGGCGCAGCAGCTGCTTGTACAGGTTGCGGCTGACCCGGTCGGGCAGCTCGTAGAACACCCGTTCGGCCCGGAGGAATTGCTCTGACGCCCTGGCGCTGGCACCGGCGCGGTAGACCCCGAGAGTCTCGGCTGCGTTGACCTGCCGCCGCATGAAGCGCTCGTAGTTGCGCAGGTGCTCCGGCGCGTTGAACGTCTGGCCGCGGCGGAAGCTCATGCCGTCACCTCAAGTGCCTCAAGGTGCAGTTCCATGCGCCGCAGGTCGGGATCGACGACTCCTGTGAGTTCCAGCGTCCGGTCGGTCTTTCCAGTTTCGCGCAGCAGGATGCGGCTCTTGATCGTCACCGAGTCGATCCACGGTATAACGATGCGGTAGGCGGTCTGCCCCTGCGTGACGTCGACCGCGTCGACGCTGCGCCCGTCGGCGTTCTCGATGTAACCCAGCACGGTCGCAGCCGTCGTCCAGGTCTTAGTCCCCTGACCGTACGAATCCACAGTCGTGGTGTAGTTCTGCACCGCCATTTCGTGGCGGAACATTCCACGCGGCGTCATGCGATTGCCCTCTCCTTGAGCATGGCGGTCAGCATCTGCTGCGCCTTGCCCTCGATGGCGCCGGTGCTGTCGCCCCGGTCAGCGTAGAGCCGGGCGCACAGCTGCAGGACGAGCATGTTTATGTAGTGGTCGCCGACCAGCGTGGTCCAGTTGATAACCACGGGCCGCGTGTATTCCTCGTCGACCAGGACGGCCAGCCGCTCGCCGTCCCAGTGCTTTTCCGGCGTGACGGTCTGCACGACGTCATCTTCGTCGGTGTAGACCATCTGCAACACTCCTGCGGTGTTGACTGGCTGAATCGGGAGCACAATCCAGATATCACCCTCATCGGACACGGTGTAGGTGCGCTCGAGCGCCTGCACCGACAGGCCGGTAGTCCGCTCGACAGTCTCGCGGGCCGCCGGAAGCAGGATCGTGCCAATGTAGGTGTCATCCTGCGTGTGGAACACGCGCAGATGCGTCTTGACGTCGCTAGTCGTGAGTGCTGGCATGGGAAAGACGGGTAGGAGGTTTCCCCCCTACCCGCCCGGGGTCACTGGCTGATGTCAGGCCTTGTTGGCGATGACCAGACCGGCGCGCTTGTCCACGATCTTGGCATCCGACCGCATCGAGCTGCGGTAGTTGGTGACGCCCTTGATCGAGTTGGTGTACGGGTCGACCATGTACGTCACTTCCTTGCGGTCCACGATGCGGTACGCACGGGCCAGATCGCCGAAGAAGATCAGGTTGCGGGCCGTGCCGCTCAGGAACGTCAACGCGTACTCGCTGATGTACACCGGACGACCCATCAGGAGGCCTGCCGCACCCTGCTGAACCATCATGCCCTGCATGCCGTCGTAGACGTACTTCGATCCGTCCTTGATCTTCAGCAGGCTGGCCCAGGTAGCCTGGTTCATGATCCAGCTGCCGTTTTGCGCGTAGGCCGTGGGCAGGGTGGTGTAGGCGGTGATGATGTCATCGTAGTCGACATCAGTAGCGGTCCCGCCAGTCTTCACGACGTTAGCCCACGCCGAGTCGCTGTACAGCAGGCCTTCTTCCTCGGTGGTTCCGTCGCCGTTAATGTGCTGGTCAGCGCGGTACTTGCTGTGGCCACGGGCGTGATCCGCGACGATCTCAGCCGCAACGTCAATGGCCGAGTCGTACAGAAGTTCCTCAGTGACCGGGGTGGTCGCAGTAGCCTTCCACGCGCCGAACGTCTTCAGGACCGTCGTGAAGTTCGATTCGGTGTAGTCAACGTTTTCCGCGGTCGCCGTCACCGTGGTGCGGCTGTCGATGACAGGCAGACGCAGGTTGTTAGGAACGGTCTGCACCGTGGCGAGCTGGCGCACCGGGTCGCCCCAGTCGAGCCACTTCACGAATTCACCAGTCATCACTGACTGCGGAACGGTGTTGCCTGCGGTCGCAGCAGTACCGATGGTCAGGGTCGTGCGCAGTTCCATGCTGCCGCTGCCTTCACGGCCACGGGTAGCGAAGAACCGCTGCAAGTCGGCATCGGTTCCGCCGCCGCGGTTTTCAGGACGGGCCACGACCTGGCTGTTCTTGGCCTTGATGGCGTCGAGACGGCCACGGACGGCCATGCCCTCCAGCTGCGCGTCAATGCCTCGGATTTCTTCTTCCGCCAGGTCGAACGCACGGACGGCGTCCGGCGTGGCAACGGTGGCGTGGTTCTCGCACGCAGCGACAAGCTGCGCACGCTTTTCAAGCAGTGCTTCACGATTCATTTCTTCAGTTCTCCTAGCCGCAGCCGCAAGAACCGGCCCACAAGGCCGGTGTGGTGTGAGAACGCCCGTACCGCGGCCGCGGTCGCCTCATAGGCGGGCGTGTGAACAAGACTGACCTCGTACAGGCGGGCGCTCAGGACGCTGCGGCGGTTGCCCTGCCACTTGTCCTTGTCTGCCACGAACCCGAACGACATGTGCTGGTAGATGCCGTCGCGCAGGAGCACGCGCATGTCCTGCCCGTCTCGGGTGTCAGGCAGCTGCGCCCGGAACGACACGCCGCGCTCGCCCTCCTCGAGCACGAGCGTGCCGCTGCGCGTGTCAGCGAGCACACGCCCACCGTCGTGCTCAACCAACATGGCGACGTTTCGCGTGCCGATGTCCTCGGCAAATGCGCCCCGCTCAATCGTCTCGATGAACGGGAGCGGCTGGCTGTCGGTCCCGTAGGGGATGGCAAGCCCGCTGACGGTGTTGCCGTCTACCTCGGCGCGGCACTCGATGCTGCGTCGGTCAATCTGCATCGGGCGACTCGCTTTCCTCGTCCTCTCGGTCGCCGTTGACCTCAGCCTGACCGGCTGCCGTGTCGAGGCGCTGCATGAGTTCGTCAGCCATGGGGTCCTTGACCGGCTGCATGCCGATGAACCACCGGGCGTCGTTGGGGGTCAGGATGCCGCCCATGACGAGCTTGGACAATTCCTTGGCGGTGTCCTTCATGGTGCCGCGCAGCAGCTCTTGCAGGTCGTGCTCGACCCGGTAGCCGGGCAGCAGCTTCGCCATCAGTTCGGCCTCGATGCGCCGCGCCCAGGGGCGCAGGGTCTGGTCGACGAGTGCGCGCTGGGCGTCAAGCGTGACCTGTGTGCCACTTTCTGTCGCAGCGAGGAACGACAGCGGGATGTTCAATGCGCGGGCGATCTCGCCCATGGCGGCCGTCCGGGCGTTCGTCAGCGCCGACAGGTCATCGGAACCGCTGACGCCCTCGATGCTGCCGCCGCCGTCGATGATGAGCGGCTCGCCTGAGCCGTTCGCCCTCGAGTGCTTGGCCTTCCACGCCAACAGAATGGACTGCTTGGCCTGCTCGCTGATCGGCGTGGGGAACTTGAACGCCAGCCGACGGGTCGTGCCCGTCGCGGCCATGGTCGCTGCCCACTGGTCGAGGTTGGCGATCAGCTCGAGCTGCGTGCGGCACTTGTCCAGCGGGCTTTCGCCGATGAACGCCCACCGGCTGTAGCCGCTCTTGACATGGATAAGGTCCGCAGATGCGACCGCCTGCCCGTCGAGCAGGTACTGGTACGGGTCGCTGGCCCAATTGATCGTGACCCGGCCGCGATCGAGCGGGATGATCTCGGCGACTTCGCCGCTGTAGGTCCGTGCGAGGTAGGCGTAGGCGTTGCCCTGGCTGATCGACTCAGTGACCAGCCACCGGCGCAGGTCCCAGCCGTTGACCATTTCGGTCGCACGGCCAGTCAGCAGGTTCAGGGCAGCCGGGTAGACCTCTTGGTCCTGCGAGTCGTAGACGCAGATCGTGACGCTGGCGAGCATGCTCGCCACGCCCTCGACAGCCCGCTGCACGCCGGGCAACGCCTCGACGTCGCCGACGCTCGAGGAGTCGACGAGCATGGAGGCGTCGAAGCCACCAATGAAGTATCTCCGTAGGCGTGAAAGCAGGCTCACGCCTCACCCAGTTTGAGTACGCGCTTTTTCTGTCAATAGGCGGCTGTGACATTTCCTGTCACATTTCGGAAATAGTCGCCGCGTCCACTAGGTGGCGGATGGTTAGCCCAAAAACGAAACCGCCCCGTGATGAGCGGGGCGAGTTCGTTGTTGTTGGCCCGGCACCTAAAGGTCCTTCCGGGGGTGGCGCACGGGTCCGGTCCTCAGCGAATCAGGAACACATAGTTCCTGATCGCGCTGGCGCTCCGGCTGATTTTTACCAGCAATAACAAAATACAGGCATTTCTAACGGTGTCAACCCACTACTACCTTGCCCCCATGAACGAAACCACAGAACAAGCAGCGGAACGGCGGCACAAGTACCTAGTGCGGTGCCTCACAGTCATTCAAGTCATCTTGATCGGCATTTTCATGAACACCTGCACGACGTGCATGCGAATCGACCTCAAATAGTCATGATGCCGCTGGCAGCCACCCACTGGTTCGACCTCCCGCGCAGCTCGTACAGGCGGGCCGCGTTACACGCTGCAACCAGGGCGTCGATGTTCTGCCCGTCCCGCTTGTAGAGCTTCGTCAGGCCGCCGTCGTAGGTCTTGGTCTCGGCGTGCCGCAGTTGGTGCAGAAGCACCGGGTCGTCGTGGTAGCGCAGCGCCCGCTGCCGCAGGAGCGCCACGAACGTCGACCATGCCGGTGCCTGCTCTTTGAGCGCCTGGCTGCGGGCCTCGACGGGCAGGTTGAGTTTTTCGACCAGAACTGCGCGGACCCAGTTCTGTGTCCAGCCGACTTCGTCGACGCCGACCACCTCGAGTTGCAGGGTCTTGGCCAGCGTCTCGAGCAGCGCCTCGACGGCGTGGAAGTCGACTAACTGGCCGTCGTTCCAGTGCACCTCACCCTTTTGGACCATGTCGTGCAGCCATGGCCGGTTCTGTTTCATCGACTCAAGGTCACCGCAGGTAAAAGACCAGGTGCGCAGCAGCCCCCACTCGCCGCCGTCGACCACCACGCCCACGCTCGTCAGGTCGGCCCGAGCGCCCACGACGCTGCCCAGGCTGAAGTCGATGAACACCCACGCCCGCCGCCCGCGCACGCTGTCCAGTTCCCAGTCGAACCGGGCTTTCTCGAGCACGACCGGGTCGATGCCGACCGCGGCGAGGCTGCCGCCGGGCAGGTTCAGCCGCTGGGTGCGGAACTCCTCGACGCCCGACGCCCTCGAGCCGAGGAACGCCAGTTCAGACCGGATGGACGCCTCGGTGATGTGCCCGCCCTCGATCCACAACTGCGGATTGGCCTTGCGCCACTGCCGCGGGTCGTGAATGTCGGCACCGGCGTCCGACGCCCAGTGGTGCACGCACCAGTCGTCCCGCAGACGGCCTCCAAGCAGCTGCTGCTCCGCTTCCTGCCGCCAGCCCGCCCAGGGCAGGCTCAGGTCGTCGTCGGCGGTGGTGGTCATCAGCAGCCGACCCTCAGGGGTCTTGGTCGCCGCCGTCATCAAACGGCTGAGGTACTCACCCTCCAGACGGGCCGCTTCGTCGGCGAGCACGAGCGCCGGGGTAATGCCGTCCGCTCGCCGTGGGTCACGGGCCACCGGCAGGAAGCGCCCTTTGCCATGCCGCAGCACCGGCTGCGTGTTGGACAGCCGGGCACGCCAGGGCGACGACTTGCCGTCGGCTGGGTGGTGGATCGTCGCCAGCGACTCGACCGACAGGCGGGCCTGCGCAAGGGCCGTAGCAGCGCTCACAACGAGTTTGTCGGCGTCGGGGTCTCTCAGCACCCACCCGGCTAGCAGGGCGGCTAGGAGCGTCTTCCCGTGGCTGCGCGGAACCGAAAACGAGATGACGCGGGCAGGCTCCCTGCGGGCGATGACGTCGGCGAGCACCGGAACCCAGTACGGGTACAGCACGACGCCCGGCGGCAACGTCGCCGCAAACGCCTCGACCACCGCCCCGTCGTAGCCGTCGGCTTCAGCCCGTCGAGCGAACGCAGTCAGCGATGCGGCTGTAACGGCGGACACCTCGCCAGACGCAGCGGTTGCATACGCCCAGCGTGTCGATGTTTCAAGGATTGCTGGAAGTTGTTTGATAGATTGTCGGG